ACCTTATGGAGAAGACATCATCAAAAAACTACCATCAGTAAATCTAAAAGAAAGTGTTACTCTTACGCCATACGAATTTACACCAAAAGGAAAAGACAAAGAACTAAAAGGTGTTACATTTACGCAAAATGGTGTGAAGTTAAAAAACTTCTATAAAGATGCAGAAGGTAATCCACTTAATGGTCTACCAACTACTGATGGAAACACAGAAGGAATGGACAAAGAAGAACGGTCAGAATTCTGGACATCTTTTTTCTCAAAACAAAGAAGATTTATGATTAAAGAAATCGAAACAAAGATTATTCCTAAGCTTGAACCAGCCCCAGAATTTAGAAAGAAAGAAGAAAAAGTAGAGGAAGTTGGTTATGGTAATAAGTTAGACAATTTTGAAAAAAAAGAAGATGGAATTAAATTTCCTGTAGAAGATATTGACCCGAACGACATACCGTTTTAATCACAAAAAGTTATCCACAGATGACACTTGCATACTACCCGAAAAGGTAGTATGTTTAGTATATGACAAACAAAGACATTAAAAATAATTGTATAGAGTTAAGTGGGACATACCAAACCATTGAGCAATATGCAAAGACACATAAGATTAGTAAACGTGGAGCAAGAAAAAGGGCAGAAATAAAAGCCTTCCCTTATGAGATTATCAAGTTCGAGAGATTAATATTAATCAAAATTAAATAAAATTAAATAACATGTTAACACAAAGAATAGGTTTAAGTAGTTACAAAACCACATACAAAGAGTTCACTACCACAGGAGCGACACATTTCGAAGCAATTAAGAAGATGTTATTACTTATCCACCTAAGAAATAAATAATATGGAAAAAGACATTAAAAAGCACGGAGCAGAATTTGCGTTAGAAATGTATCAACAAGGGTTCGAAGAAGGTATGCAAGAAATGATTAAGATTCTCGAGTCAACAGATTCAGAAGAAATATGGGATGTAATTTATTCACATAAAAAAATTTAACATGACAGAAAAAACAACAGAAGAACTATATGATGCAGTAGAACACGACTTTGATAACAAACAAGATACAGGACAAGATACAGAAGAATACACCGCAGAAGAAATCAAAGATGAAGATATAGAAGCCGACATGGAAGGCTGGGAATTACCAGAATAATTAAGAATAAATAATATGAAAGAAGTTAAAATAATAATTACAATCGCAGTAAGTTTCGCATTTGTAATCAACACAATTATGGTTACTAATTCAAAAACACGAAGAAGTGCAGATGAAATAGCAACTATAAATTTATCAGAAATGAATGAACAATTAGTTTGTAAACAAAATGGTGGGACATTAAATTACACAGAAGGTGGCGATTATAGAAATTGTACCTTTAAATAATTATTAACGAGGAGTGTAGATGGGGGGTGCCAGTCAAGCTATTTCTCGAGGGTAGTAACAACCGTATAAGCTGGGTGAAAATACGGAAGTCCCCACCTGCACTTCTCACATAACAATACATATATGAAATCTAAAATACAACAAAAGATAGAGGAAGCACTTGGTCATACATCAGCAATCTTTATGTCACAAGAATGTAAGGGTACTGAGATTGTAATGCCAACAGAGCAACTTATAAAAATATCAGAACAACTCGCACAAGAGATAGTTGATATGGTGGTGGAGGAGATAGAGAAACATTGTCCTGATAGATATTTACCTAGTAACAAAATGCCAAGTGGTGATGACTTTATAACTAACAGAGCTTTGAGAAACATTATTAACCTATTAAAGAAATAAGTATGAAACTCTCTTGGTTTATAAGAAAAATACTCAAACTAAAACCTAAATCGTGGATAGAAGACCTTTATCAATGTGGATATAAGATTAAGAAATAACATATGTCACTAACACAAGAACAAAAAGATACCATACGAGAGGAGATAATTAAAGCACTGGAAACAAAAAAGCCTATTCAGGATATTATATTAGATTTTTACCAACAAGGAGCACAAGACAAGGTGGAGGAGGTGAGTAAAGCATACGGAGGGTGTACTAAGTGTTATGGAAAAGGATATGCAACTACAGAATCATTCACACACTACTCTGCTGATTTTATAGGCTATAAATCATATCTAACAGAAAACTCTAAAATAATACCCTGCTCTTGCGATAGAGGAAATCAAATTAAAGAAATTTTAAAATCATTAAAAGATAATACATAAAAATATATGAAAGAAGAATTTGATTTTAAATGCCCTTGCAACTGTGGAATGGATATGAGAGAAAATGATTATGAGAAATTCCACAGAGCATCAGACGAGGAAGTTGAATACCCAAAACATAACACACAAGAGATACAAGAGTGGGAGAAGGAGTTTGATTATGAGTTCCCAGATGAAAGAGGTATTTTTGAAGGTGGCGACCCTTACGGAGCAAGAAGAAGAGCATTAAAATCCTTCATCTTCCAAAAACTAAAAGAACAAAAAAGTGAAATTTGGAAAGATATAAACGGTTATTTTGGAGGACAGATTCTAGCATGTCCTAATGATTTTTTTGGTGATGCTGTTGCAAAAATGCTCGATAGACAGAAGGAAGAATTATTAAAAATAGTTAATAGATATGACGATAATAAAGAGTCTTTATCAGAATAGTGATGAGCACAAAGGCTATAAACACAGAATCCACCGCTCAAAGAAAAACAGAAGAAAACTATCACTTAACCGCCTTATAAAACTAAAGAAACAAAGAATGATTGATGCTGAGCACAAAGAGTTATTAAAAAAGTTGACCATACTTGAAACAGGTCCATAATTAAGAGATGGATGATGCAACAAATAAATTTGAAGAAATATTTGACCTCGCTCAGTTGTTACAAGATAAAGTATTAGAACTTGGTGAACTCTTGGTTAAACAGGAGTTAATAAAAGAACAAGTTCGATAAAGAAAACAGCACTCGTTAAGGGAGTGTTGTTTCTTAGTTTATATTCGATACTTTAAAACGCTTGAGCCGATAAATCAGCAGTATGTACAAGTCAAACGTCAATTTAAACTTGTAAGAGGGATATTACTATGCCTTATATCCAAAGGCAATACTCTATCTTCATTATACGCCCATAATTGACAGTTTGTCAAATAAATTGTCAGTTTTCTTATACACATAAACAACAATGTGTAACTTTTATATAATTACTGTATGGAATCAATAAAGACAATTCAAGCATGGGTTTCAGCCGGAGTTCCAGTTGCTCCAGGAATGTGGATTGATGAAGCGTTGAAGTTATTGAGTGCTATGGGTGAAGCTTCTGACCTTCTGGCTGAACTGGAACAAGAGGTTGCTATCGCTAAGTGGACATACAAGAAAGACCACTCCTGTTCAGATGCCGAGGCGGAGAGTTATAAGCGAACCTTGCCCTGTTTTAAGGCTTACAAGAAGCAAGAAGGAACACTTAAGTTGATTGAAGAGTATGTGAGACTGGCCAAGAAGAGAGCGACTTTAGCAGATACTGAGATGAAATATTAACATGCGGAGAACTGCTCTTAAAAAGAAAAGTGTTACACCTGCGGCCAAGCTAAAAGCAAAACTGTGGGAACTCTGTAAACAAATAGTTCGAAAGCGAGATGGAAATGTGTGTGTAGCGTGTATGAAAGGTGAACTTGAAGGGGCTAATCACCACACAGGTCACTTCATTCCAAGTGCAGCCTGTGGAGCGTTCCTTCGATACGACCTGCGAAACATTCACTCACAATGTTACCATTGTAATATCAATCTTGGAGGTAATGGGGCGTTATTTTATAAACGATTGGTAGATATTTATGGTCAGGATTTTGTGGATGGAATCTTCCGAGATAAACAAATCACCATAAAAGCAGATGTTACGTTTTATGCTAAGAAGATTTCAGAGTATGAAGAGTTGGTGAACTTGAGTCAGAAACAATTACAAGCTTACACTAAATCACTATGAAAGACACAAAAGTAGAAGTTAAAGTTATAAGAAAGAAACTTTTTGAGGATGATGTTCTTGTCCGTGATGTTTATGACATAACCATAGACAGTCCAAGCAAATGGTATACGAGTTTTACCATTTCTCCAGAAAACTATGAAATTCTTAAACAATCACTAAAATGAAGAAACTTAAAATAGACTGCGACAAATATAAGTTTGACGAATCAAAACACAAGCATTATATTAATGGTAAAGAAGTAACTGGAACTACCACAATCTGTGGGGTGATAGACAAACCAGCACTTATGCCCTGGGCAGTTAAAGTTTCAATGGAGAAATTGGTAAACCTTACTGGAGATGGCCCACTAACTCAAGAAAATATAGATGAAGCAAAGAAAGCCCCAACAGAATTTAAACATACAGCTGGAAGATTTGGAACTGTGGTACATGCTGTCGCAGAGCACTTCAATAAAACAGGAGTGGTATTACCTTGTTCTAGTGAAGAACTTCCTAAAGAAACACGTGAACTTGCTCAGACTTTCACCGAGAAAGAACTTAAGAAGGGAGATAAACTAATCACCCAATACACAGAATGGTTCAAACGAGTGGGTGCTAAGGTCCACTATGTTGAACAGAATGTATTCTCAGAAACGCACCATGTTGGTGGAATCTTTGACCTTGTGCTTGAGATAGACAAAAAGATTTACCTTACAGACTTTAAGACATCTTCAGGAGTTTATCCTTCCCAATTCGTACAGATGGGCGGGTATCACGAACAACTCGAAGAGATGATGGACCGAGATTACATACCTACTTTCGAGATTGATGGGTACATAGTTATCCACTTGCCCCGAAAAGCAAGTATGAAACCATACATTAAACTCAACACAGACCAATACAGACGGGCTTTCAGGGCGTGTATCTACATTTATAGGCTCATTAACGACCAACTCTGGGCTTTATGATTTACACACACACTGATGAGTTGTTCTGCTCTGGTCAAGAACAGTCTGTCGTGAAGTCCCACTGTTGTTTATGTCACCGAGAGATAGGAAGAGTCAACAAACCCCTTAAGGGAAACTTCTGTATGGAGTGTAACTCTCGAACCAATCAGGTTTCAAAGGGATTACTGACCGAGAAAGAATCTGACCAACTTCTGGGTTATCGCTCAGGAGACCTTCAAGACGAAACATGGCTGATAGATGGAGTGGAATATTTAAAAGAACCTAATGGAACATTAAAAATTATATGAACAATAAAAAAGTATTATTAACAGGAGCAGCGGGCTCAATCGGAATAAACGTTGTTGCAGAGTTTTTAGAAAAAACAGATTGGAATATCACTGTTTTGGATTCATTCCGACACAAAGGATATAAGGACCGACTTACACGATTAAAGAAAGACCATCCTGAATGGATTTCACGAATCAGAGAGTTTCAACATGACCTTGTATGTCCTATCTCACCTGAACTTGTAGATGCAATCGGACAAATAGATTATATATTACATCTCGCAGCACTTTCAGATGTATTCTTTTCTGTTGAGAATCCAGTTTATACAATTCAAAACAATGTAAATTCGACATTGACTATGCTTGAATATGCACGGGTGATTAAACCAGAACAATTTATTTACTTTTCAACTGACGAGGTTGGAGGAGCAGTAGAACCAGGAGTTGCACATAAAGAATGGGACACACACAAGCCTTCTAACGCTTATGCTGCTTCAAAGGCAGCTTCAGAAGATATTTGTTACGCTTACTGGAGAAGTTATGATGTACCACTTATTATTACAAACACAATGAATAATTTTGGTTTTATGCAAAGTGGCTCTAAATTCCCAGTTATGGTTCAAAAGAAAGTTGAGGTGGGAGATGTTGTTACCATTCACGGAAACGAAAAGGAGATTGGTACACGATTTTACATTGATTCACGAATCGCAGCCGAAGCACTTCTATTCATTATGAATCTCGGAGCATATCATCATAAGCTTGGAGAAGTAGACGAACCACACCGATATAACATAGTTGGAGAGAGAGCAATCTCTAATCTAGAACTAGCCCAAACTATTGCAAAACTCATGGGCAAAGAACTCAAGTATGAATTACAAGACTTTCATTCAGATAATCCTGCTCATGATATTCATTATGGACTTGATGGAACCAAACTCGCAGAACTTGGTTTTAAACCTTCTAAAGACCTAGAAACATGTCTTGCCGAGGTAATAGAATGGCAAAAGAATAACCCAGAATGGATAATATGAACGAAATAGAAGAAATAAAATTAAGAAATATATTCTATGCTTCATTGTTTGATTATTTCTCTGACAACTTACCAGCCCACCTATTCCCAGAACAAAGAATTCAATCAACTGTGTATGATTTAATAGATATATTAATGGATGATTATGAAAGTTATAGCAAGATGGAACGAGGACATCTCATGGATTAAAGAAAGAAAGTTTAAAAACTATTGCATCGTTCAGAAAGATGTTGACCTCCCTAATGTTGGTAGAGAACCATCATCATACTTGTGGTGGATTATACAGAACTATGACAAACTCCCCAAAGAAGTTCATTTTCTTCAGGCAAACCCATTTGACCACGTGGATGAGAACCTTGAAAGTAAATGGTGGGCTGAGAGTGATAAAACAGGTAGTCCACATCACCCAGGCCTATCCATCGAGCCTCTAGCGTCAATTTTGGGGCTTGAATTACCAGACAATTGGACATTTCCCGCTGGAGCGTGCTTCAAAGTCCCCCAAAAAGAAATAAAAAAATACCCTCTTGATTGGTACAAGAAGGCCTTAACCCTGTGCAACGAATACCCCCAAGGACCCTGGATATTCGAAAGACTCTGGCCATTAATGTATAAAATAATTCAAAAACCCCCAAAACGAAACTGATTTATTGAAAATTCAAAGTGGCTCATATTCTCCCTGTACTTATCATAAGCTTGATTCATTAAGTCTTGAATTGTTGTGGTCATATTTATAAGATTATATTAATATTAAGTAATTTTGCTAGTCCATAGATTGCGAGGATTCCAAGCAATGCTAGGACTATTAATATTCGGTTGTTGATTCTCTCTTGATTCTTTTTATATTCGGTTTTCATAATGATTTAATTGATTATGTGTTTATAAGTCTTAACTGGATATATTGAGTATATACCCTTATAGGAATAAGTCAAGGAGTAAACACTAACCTGTGGATAACTCATAAGGATTGACAAAGAGTATAAACATTGTATAGAAAATCCGCAAAAAGCAATAAAAAAGGATATTCACATTCCCTATAACACAGATAGTACAATTAAGTCATGAGCATAGACAAAGTAACAAAGGATAAGAAGAGAGTTATATCACTTCCAAAGGCTATTAAGATAATGCAAGATTATAAATTACTTAATTACAATGCATATCAAACACTAGTTAAGAACGGCTATTCAAAGAAGTATGCTGATGCTAATGCTAGATACACTATTGAAGCATGTAGTCAAAGAATAAAGGATAGTTTGGAATTGGTACAAGATACAACAAACAAGGAAGTAGCCTCGACAGTTAACGATTTATATGGCGTTATTGGGATTACAAGAGAAAAGGTGTTGAAAGAGTATCAAAGTATTGTTGAACAGAACATTAACATTGCAGTAAAGCTCAGAGCTTTGGAACCTTTATTGAAACAAGAGGGTATAAACTGGGACGATAAACAACAAAATCAAGCACAAGCAGTCAATATCGTGAGCCATATCTTATATGTATGTCGCACAAGACATATTGTGCGACACGATTATAGATATGCTATGGGGGGAGGGGATACCAACCAGCGAAAGGTTACAAATAATATATATACTCCTCCACCATATTTAACCACCAAATAGACAACACATTATCAACAACTTGTCAACACTGACATTCTTGTCAAACTAACCTATTGAACACAAATTATGAGTACACAAACTGAAATAAACAAAACCTGGGAAGACATCGGAAAACGCTGGATGAAAGGAGAAGTAATCATTGAGGAATTCAATGGCTTCAAACTAAACAAGAAACAAATTGAGTTCGTAAACGAGAAATACAACGAAATGCTTATCTGTGGTGGATTTCGAGCAGGAAAAACATTCGGCTTTGCGGTAAAACTGTGGCTCCTCTGTATGTTCTTCCCTAATAATCGAATCCTGCTTGGACGTAAAACCCGTTCTGATGTGGAATCTGCCACCCTACCCACCCTATTCGATGTATTCCCAGCTGGTTCATATGAGTACAAAGTTGGTCCTGGAATCATTCAGTTCCCTAATGGTTCACAAATCCTCATTTATGGGCTGGACATGCTGGCCTCAGGAGACGACACAGGTAAGTCTGCCCAAAAGATTAAAGGTATTGACCTAGGGGGGGTCTTTATAGACCAGCTTGAAGAAATCGATTACAAGATGTATGAAATTTTAACTTCACGTCTTTCTCGAAAAATAATCCCTTATAGACCCATCTGTACTACCACTAACCCTGCTAACTTCTGGGCGTATGACTACTTCAAAGTACAACCTAAGCTGGACCCCAAGTTGGAAAAGATAAGGTTTCTTTCTGAGACAGGTATGCGGGACAATGTGGACAACCTTCCAGAGGGTTTTATTGAAATGCAAATGACCAAAGGGCGTAACTATGTTCTTAGATTTGTGGAGGGTATCTGGTCTCCTGACTCATTTACGGCCCCTATTCGAACTATTAACAACATTAAAATCTTTGAAGAACCTAAGCAGGAAATCTATCAGATAGGGGTGGACCCTTCACTTGGTTCCTCTGACCCTGGTCATATCTCTGTGGTTTCTACTTATACAGGTAAGAAAGTTGCCTCATTTGGAGGATATGCGAACACAGATGAGCTTGTGGATAAGACAGTTTATTTAGCCACACTCTATTCACAGGTTAAAATGCCTCTTGTCATCCCAGAACGTAATGGGGTGGGGCAATCCTTTGTTGATGCTTTGAAGCGAAAGTACGACAATATCTATATTGAAAAGCGGGTCAACACAATCGCCAAGAACAGAACCACTCAGAAGCTGGGATTTTTCACTTCTTACGGGTCTAAGATGCAACTCATTGATAACTTCAAAGAACTCCTCGCTAAGGCATTCCCTAAGATTTATGATGAGGAAACTATTAACGAGTTCAAGGTGTTTAACTACACAGACCAAGCCACAGGGAAAGGAGCTTCAGCCCCACCAGGACTTCATGATGATGCGGTTATGTCAACACTTCTTGCTTTCTGGGGAATTAAAGCAATCACAGAAGATGAAAACTTTATCAAGAAGGAATTAGACCGTATTCGAAAGGACTTTAAGAGGGGAAGAATTAAGCTAAACCACTCAAGATAGAGTAAACCTCAATGATAGAATTAAATATATATGTTAGAACAAAAAGAAATACACTCCAAGGTTCTCGAGGCTATTGAGGGTTATCCAAATGATGAACGAGAAATTGTTGAGGGTTTAAATTATAATGCGTATCAGAATTTTAGAACTATTGAGTTTTATACATCTTCAAAATACTTAAATGGTCAATTTGATGAACTAGGACGAGATATTCCTTTTAGAAATGTGGTTAACTTCAGACTTAACACTGCAGTTAAAGCCACAGAGTTTGACACTAAAGACATCCAACTAACTACTGATGAAGGTGGGGATTATGTTGCAACTATGCTTCTATCTCGAGAACTCCATGACTGGTTCAAAGAAGAGAACTTTGCACAAACTATTAATCAGATGATTTATGTTCGACCTAAATATGGTGAACTTATGGTCAAGAAGGTTGAAAAACAAGGTAAACTATGTGTTGATATTGTTGACTGGAGAAACATCGTGGTTGACCCCTCAGAGCCTCTCAAGAGCCTTGTAGTGGAGAAACACTACTTCAGACCACATGAACTCTACACTAAACGAAAGTCTTGGAAACATGTTGATGAGGTTCTCTCAAGTGACTCATACGAAACTAAGAATGTTCTTGGTGCTACTAACACATCTAAAGATGACCTCATTATGGTGTACGAAGTATATGGATATTTCAAACCAGAAGACCTTGGACTAGAAGGAGAAGATTACAAACTCTACAAAGTAATCATGACTGACGAGTATCTCATGGATTACAAAGAAATCACAGAACTTCCTTACAAGACTCTTTCTTGGGAAAAGGTGTATGGACGATTAGGACGAGGAATTATAGAAGATGGATTTGAAGCTCAAGTGTGGACAAACGATGCTGTTCGAAAAGAACGAGACATGATGGAAATTTCTTCTAAGATTTTTTGGAAAACTACTGATGACCGTGTTGAAGACAACGCCCTCGTTGGACTTGATAACGGAAGTATCATTCACCTCCAAGATGGAAAAGATTTCGTACAAGTAAACGCTGTGCCATCTTCACTTCCTCAGTTGAATTCAATCATGCAAGCGTGGGACAACCAATACCAACAAGTATCTTCATCATTTGACTCTGTAACAGGGGACAATCTACCATCACGAACACCATTTAGAACAGCTTCTATCTTGAATCAATCTGGAAGTTCAATGTTCAACCTCCGAAGACAAGAATTTGGAATCTTTATTACAGAGATTATCTATGACTGGGTTCTTCCTTTCCTTATTAAACAAATATCTTCAGAGCATATTCTAGCTTCAAACTTCTCATCAGATGAGCTTAAGATGATTGATGAAGGTTTCGCCAACTGGGAAGCAAACAAACTAATTAAAACCCGAGCACTTACAGGAACTTCAGCAGAAGAAATCGTGACACCTCAACCAATGATTGATGAACTCAAGGCAAAGGTACTGGGGGAAGTTGGTAAGACCAAAGCCCGAAGATTCATCTCAATTCCAAAGGATTACTTCAAAGACATCAAAGCTAAAGTAGACATCATCACAACAGGTGAAAATGTTGACAAAGGAGCAATGTTTGAATCTCTCAATAACATCTTCATTGCATACGCACAAAATGCAGAAGGAGTACGAAACGACCCAGTTCTTTCTAAACTGTTCGAAAGAATAGTTGATTTATCAGGTATAGGAATTTCACCACAAGAATTAAAATATGATGCAAAATCAAACCAGAATCAACCGACTGTACCAGGACAAGGCAACCCTGGAGGACCTCAAGGAGTACTTCCAGCTATGCCTGGACAAGCAAGTGCTCCAGCTGGTGTATAAAGGAGAAGACGCTTCTCACTCTAAGCTAGCAAAAACATTTATAGAAGGAACATTCCACCAAATGGATGTGGACTTTTCTATCAAACAGGACAAAAAACCACTATCGTCAAGATAGATGATATATAATTTAGATATAAGACCTTTTAGAAGAGGATAAGGTCATTTAATCCCCTCTTCATTGGAGATAACCATTCAAATCAATCTAACATAGCTTATATGGAAGAATACGAAATCATTGAAGGCAACGGTTCTAACACCGAAGGAACTACCGAGGATAAACCTGAAGTAGATGTGGAAAAACTTTTAGGAACAAACAAAAAATTGTATGCACGCCTCAAAGAAGTGGAAGTGGAAGCAAAACGAGTTAAAGAACTCGAAGTGGAATTAGAGACATTAAAAAATCTAAAGAAGGAGGAGGCTACAACTCCTGCACCCAAAGATTCATTGTCACGGGAAGAAGTTATTTTATTTGCAAAAGGTCACACCTCAGATGAGGTAGAGAGTCTTAAAAAGATTTCTACTTTAGAAGGAATTGGTCTATTAGAAGCAGAGCAATCTGAACTATTTAAAGCTTTAAAAGAATCACAAGAAAAGAAAAGACAGGCAGATGATGCCGAACTTGATGTTTCAAGAGGTTCAGTTAAGACTCCAAAGAAAGTAACATTCAACACACCAGGATTAACTGATGAGCAACACCGAGCAATGTTTGAAAGAGTTATGAAAAAATAACAAAAATAATCAGGGTTAAAAGTAGCCATTAAAAAATAACATTATAAAACATTCTTTATGGCATACCCAACAGGAATAGAATCTGCAACAAACCTTGCAGTTCTCATCCCAGAAATCTGGGGGGAAAAAACAAATAACTTCTTCAGAAGCAAGAAAGTTATGACAAACTGGTTTACAGACCGAAGTTCAGAATTAGTAGGAGGTGGAGATACTCTCTATACACCAAACTTTGCTGAAATGGCAGCAACAGCTAAAACTAACGGAGCAGCCGTTACTCTAGTTGCACAAACAGAAACAAAAGTTGACCTCGTAGTTGACCAATGGTTCGAAGTATCATTCGTTATCGAAGACCGAGAAGCAGCACAAGTGAAACAATCATATTCAGTAATGAGTACATACGCATCAAATGCAGGATACTCATTGATGAAAAAACTTGAAGTAGCTATTGCAGCATTGTTTGGAGGATTCTCACAAACAATTGGAGCATCAACATCTAACCTAGCCGACTCACAAATTCTAGCAGCTATCGCTACCCTAGAAACTAATGACGTTGACATGGAAGGAGTTGCATTCTTCCTACACCCAAACACTTTCTACCGACAAGTACAAAGTATTGATAAGTTCTCTCTAGCACAAAATGCTCCAGTTAACGACCCAGTAGGAAAGAAACCAACAGCATCACTTTACGGAATTCCAGTGTTTGTATCATCAAACATCCAATCAGCTCTAGGAAGTCGATTAAACGCACTCGCACACCGAGACGCTATCCACTTCGCAACAGCATCATTGGGACTAGGTTCAGATGGTGGAGCAGTAGGTTCAGGTGGAGTTCGAATTCAATCAAGTTACAAGCAAGAATACCTTGGAACACTTACAACTGCAGACATTCTCTACGGTGTAATTGAAAACCGAGATACAGCTGGTTACCTATTGAAATCACACCTTACATTAGCTTAGTTTCAAATTAGTTCTTTACAAGTTATCTTGTCTATCGGGGTCATTGCTCTCAGCGAGCCCCGATACGAGAGTAGATAAGATAACAATTTAATAATTAACCATACGCTTATGGGCAATACATCAATATCTAAAAATCTTAAAAAGACCACAGCTGTTTTATTAAGAGATGGAACAGTATTAGAAGGAGTTAACTATGGGCAATTCCGTGCAGGAGTTAAACCAACAAGTACAGATTCTGTTATAGAAGAAACAGTTGCAGAAAAGAAAGAAAGACTATTAAAAGAATTAGCAGAGTTGGAGTAGTATGAAAGTCTACTACATAGGGTCAAACTATGATGGATGTTACTACGTAAGATGTCTACTTCCTCAAAGAGAAAATGGTTGGGATGGACAACTCAAGTCATTTCTGGTTGCACCAGATTCTCCAGAAGTCATGATGAGAAAAGCAATGAATTCAGATGTTGTTGTCTTCCACCGACCAGACCAAAGAAACAAAGTTGAAGCAATGAAACTACTCCAGTTAGCAGGAAAGAAAGTTGTGTTTGATAATGATGACACATACAAACCAAACTCAGGAGTTCAAACTACTATGTATGGTAATAAGCGAAAGATACTTGATACTATAAATGAAAATCTTCAAGAAGCGGTTAAAATTGCAGACCTTGTGACATCATCCACTGAATTTCTAGCGGAAGAATATAAACCCCTGAATCCAAATGTGGTTACCTTAAAGAATTGTATCGACCCAGAAGATTGGTCAGAACCAAAACGAAACGAAGGACATAAGTTAAGAGTTGGTATGGTTGGTTCAGTCACAACAGCAGACTATGATGAAATTATTCCTGTACTTAAATTCTTATCAGAAAGTCCAGAACATGAACTTGTTATTCTAGGACTTCCACCAAAACATGATGGAACTAAGTATGTACGAGAAGTAATGAAACAACATATCGACTTCTGGGAATCATTAAACATTGAATGGCACCCATTAGTGAGTGCTGCAGATTATAAGTATGCAATCAATGATTTAAGACTCGACTTAGCACTTATTCCAAGAAACGATAATTACTTTAACAGATGTAAGTCTAACTTGAAGTTTATGGAACACGCTATGTGTGAGGTTCCTTGTGCAACATCTACATTCAAGGATTCTCCTTATGAGAATGACCCAGTTGTTAAATGTGAAACACATGATGATTGGATGAGAGCAGTAAACCTACCAAAAGAAGAACTCAGAAAACTGGGGAAAACTGCAAAAGAATTTGTTTTAAAGGAGTATAATATTCAAGACAAGGCACAACTGTGGGAAGAAGCTTATAAGAAACTAATTAATTAAAATGAGAAAAGTAGAAATAACAAACCCAGAATTATTTAATCTTGTAAAAGAGAACAATGTTCACTTAGAGAAAATTAGAAAGATTTTAGATGAAGGAGATAAGTTGGAAAAAGAAATGGAAGACATTAAAAAACGATTAATGAAAGCCCAAACATCTCAAACTAAAACCCTCGATAAACTACGACCAGTTGCTGTGGCCACAACAAACGGAATTGAATGTGGAGAATTTGAATACATTAAAGACGTAATGATTGAAGGTGACGCACTATATGCAACAGTAGAAGACGCACTAGAAAACTGGAAACTTGCTTATAAAGAAAAGAAATCTCCAGACCCAAAGAATGCTCAGAAATAGGTCTACAAGCCCCAAAATTGACCGTGGTTAAATGCTATACTTATATATATGGTATTCAACGATACAACAACAAAAACTGGTCTTGTTCAAGACTGTGAAATGCGAATCTTTGGTGGAGACTTTGGGGCAATCTCAAGTAACACAAAGCGATTACAGGTTTTTACTAACCTACTTAATAGAGCACTAGACAAAGTAACCTACAGGTTGCTTTCTTCTAGTAATACATGGCAATGGGATGATTATAATAGAACAGACTTTCCAGAAGCAACAACTGATTTAGTTCTTGGCCAAGGAGATTATTCTTTAGATGTTTCTCATCTTATTATTCGAGAAGTTCAGATTAAAGATGAATCTGGTCAATGGTATAAACTACTTCCTATTGATGAACGAGACCTTGAATTAACAAACAACTCAATCTCAATCGAACAACGATTCTCTGAAAACGGAGCACCTCAATACTTCGACATGATTGGTGGTTCTGTGATTCTATATCCAGCACCTAGTTATGCACAATCTGCCTCACTAAAAATTAAGTCACAAAGAGGACACGAATATTTTGTAACTTCAGATACTTCTAAAACACCTGGGTTTGCGAGCATCTTTCATGGGGTTGTTTCAGCATTAGCATGTGCAGAATGGGCAGTGATAAACAATCATGACAACGCAAAAAATTTAGTAGAACTTTCTGACCGAGCAATGGAATCATTATCAGACTTCCAATTGAACAGACAGAAGAATCGGAATAATAGAACTATTCCAAAATATAAAAGATTAAGATAAATAACATTTATGGCAACATTTAACAAAATAAACGCATTCGTAGAAAACGTAGCAGAAAAAGTACACAATCTTGGTTCAGACCAACTTAAAGTGGCTTTAACAAACACAGCTGTGGTAGCAACAAACTCAGTATATGCTGATTTAACTGCACCCCTAGCAACAACAAACTTGTCAGGAGCAACACCTTTCAACATTACAACAACAACATCAGCACAAACATCTGGAACATATAAACTTGTTCTAGCAGACCTTGTACTTACAGCAACAGGAGCAGTTGGACCATTTCGATATGTAGCAATATATAACGATACACCAACTTCACCAGCAGACCCATTGATTGGTTGGTATGACTATGGTTCAAGTATCTCTTTGGCTTCAGGTGACACGTTCACAATAGACTTTGATGCTACAAACGGAGTAATTACGTTAGCATAGGTTTAACTTAAAAAACCGATGGCTCTCGATACAAACTTAATTTCACATTGGAAACTAGACGAGTCAAGTGGTAACGCTGCTGACTCGGTTGGTTCTAATACATTGACTAATACTGGTACAGCAACTTATGCTGCTGCAAAGATAAACAACGGTGTTACTCTAAATGGTTCATCTCAATACTTACAAGCATCAAGTGCAATATTATCTGGTACAGCAGTAAGTGTTTCGGTATGGCTTAAAAGTGGAAGTGCTACACAATCACAAGACAAAACAGTATTCTCTTGTCAAAAGGATTCATCAGCAGGTATCTTTGTTTCTCGTTCTACTGCGGGTACTGCAAACGCATACTCTTTAACTTATGGTAATGGTTCTTCTTATCAGGGTTATGGTTCTGACACTTTTGCAATTTCAACTACTGATTGGGAACATTATGTATTTATAGTAAATGGAAATGCTGTAAAAATATATCGTAATGGTACTAACATACTTAATACAACAAGAACTGGAACTTTAAGTTTTACATCAGCAGGTAACTTTACAGTAGGTATAAACCCACCAATAACTGCTGGTAGATATTGGAATGGTTCATTAGATGAGCTTGGAACTTGGACTCGTGAATTATCTGCAGACGAAGTATCTCAAATATTCAACTCTGGTAGAGCAAATGCATATCCTTTTACAGCAACACCTAGCTTGTATGGTGCTGTTTCATACTGGAAACTAAATGAAACATCAGGAAATGCTGCTGATTCTATAAATTCTAATACACTCACAAACAATAACACAGTTGCCTTTTCAGCAGGAAAGATAAACAATGGTGCTGATTTTGGTGTTTCAAACTCCTCAAAAAGTTTTAGTATTGCAGACAATGTTTCACTTAGTATTACAGGAGCTTTATCAATTTCTTTTTGGTTTAAAAGCTCATCTTCTGGTTATCATCATATTATTGAAAAAGATGATGAATCTAGTTTTAATAGATGTGGTTATGATATACTATATGATATTGGAAAAATAAGTTTTGGTATTGGTAATAATAGTGGGTATCCTGCTGTTACAACTGATGGAGCTTATAATAATGGGAATTGGCATTTTGTTACTTGTGTTTATGTACCTAGTACATCTATGACTATCTATATTGATGGTTCGTCAGTAAAGGTTTTATCAACTGGTGTACCATCTGCAATATATGATAATTCAAATCCATTTAATATTGGTTTAAGAAATAATGGATTTGGACCAGATAGATATTATTCTGGAATGTTAGATGAAGTTAGTATCTGGTCAAGAGCATTAACTTCTGGTGAAATAACAGCACTTTATAACGCAGGAAATGGTAATCAATATCCTTTTGGAACTGCCTACGCCCTAGTAGCAACTCTACAAACATACGCCCTCACAGGTATAGCAGCCCTATTCCCATTTGCTAGAAATATGACAGCAGCACTTGGAACATTCACCCTCACAGGAATAGATGCCCTATTCTCAATGGGTAAAGGTATTATGGCTGAAACTGGTGCATATATCTTAACTGGTATAGACACAACAGTTAAATCAACAAGAACAATGGTCACATCTGTTGGAGCTTTCACACTAACTGGAATTGATATTATCTTTCAAAAAGGATTTGGTATTTTTGCAGAAGCAGGAAGCTTTATTCTTACAGGATTTAATGCTGTCCTAAGAGGAAGTAATATCTGGACAAACATCTCTAAAAATACTTCTACTTGGACAAATGCAGTTAAAAACTCAAGCACATGGAGTAATATCGCTAAGGTAGTTTCTTCTTGGACAAACTTACCGAAAGCATAGTTTAATGTTAAAATTAAGTATATGAATCCAACTATTGAAGATTTACAACAAGAAATAGCAGACCTAAAAAAGAAATTAGAGGAGTTTATGAATCCTGCTTCTATACCA